TATCAACTCATCTACTAATGACTTATATTTGGCGATTTCAACGGCATCTCCTGCGTACCGTGATGGTATAAACGCCATTATCTCCTCATCTGACAGATCTTTCGGAGTACCTTTGCCGAAATGTACCGATAAATTCGACAAAATTAAATCTTTTTCCTGCTTTGATACGTCTTCAGAGAACAAGCGAACAAGGTCGTTATCTCTAAAACCCGTAACGGGATTAATAGGGCATAACTGTTCTATTACTGTTGTATCTGCTGTAACTACACTATTCGGTGTGCCGTTTACATAACTTGGATACTCATTAAATGTCGCTATATCAATAGATTGCGACTGCTGTATTATTTGGTTACGAATATTCATACTACACTAATGATTGGTTATTAACTGCCATTGGGCGCACGGCTTTTACATCAAAGTAACTATTAACCAGAAATTGGTCCGTATCTGACTTTCCATTGTATTTTAAGCCAAAAATAGGGTACAACACGTTCGGGTCAATTAAGAGGTCAGGAACTGACAAAGCAGACTTTTTATTTGTGTAATTATTTCTAGGTGTTGTCCAAGCGTTCAAACTTCCGCCTGTCATAAATTGATTAAACAACATATCTCTAGATGTCTTATACTCACTAAAACGAGGAGTATAACCTAATATGGTATTACCATATTTCGTACCATCTAAAGGAGTTCCACCGAAGCAAACATCACTTTGTATTAATGGCTGATATCCTAAATTTTCGAACTCTGGTTGGAAATAATCTTCACGCTTGAATTTACGGTTAAATGGGTCAAATTGGCGTGCATCATAATCAACTTGTGGCGATATACTATAAATACAGAATATCATACCGTGCTCTTTCGCTTCAAAATCAATTCTACCACTTGACATTGTACCAATACCTTTACCGAAAACTTGACCTACTACACTACCAGTTTTTGAAGTGCCATCAATAGAACTGTTGGCAGTACTCATAACTTCATTAATTACGATAGTATTATCAACACCACCAATGAATTGAGCAACGTCTCTTCTACTTTCAGGGACTTTAAAACCATAATGTGCTGCTATCTGGTTGCTATAGTCTAAACCGTTGGCTGCTCTTGTTCTTTCCAACATTTTTTCCAATGCAAACATAGCACGTATATCACTAGTCGAAATAGCACCAGCGGAAGCGCTTACACCATCATTGTTCTTGTTTATTTCTGCTTTACTATTTGTATAATTAGGCAAATTAAAAATACCTTCATTGTATGAAGCAGTAGGATATACACCTGTATAGAAGTCTTTTGTCCAATGTCTATAACGTAATTGACACATTTGATATACTTCAGTATTTTTCAACTGTAGCTTTGTACTACTATTGCACCAATCAACATTAAATGTATATGGTACTGGCTTTTCCCATAATTGATTACGATAAAAGTCATTATATATTCGTTGATAGCCAAGCAACCTAAATGGATTAGCAAGGTTATGAGGAATAAAGTAACTTAATACTTCGTCTAAGCTTTCCATATCGAACAAGCCAGAACGGTCTCCTTGTTCTTTGTCTGATACTTGCCTATATGGGTGGAATACTTGCCCTTTATCGTCTATTCCATAGCCTAACATATGAAGCAGCCTAAATGCTCCGTAAGCATACTCATAGCCTAAAGCATCATAAGATGATAACGTTAAATTGGATAAATCCAACTTTGTTTTCTCCAATAACTCTACAAAATTAGCACCTCCAGCTTTATAAACTTTCTTTGCATCTTTTGAATAGGCTGATAACTTTGCAGATAAATCTTTATTCTGTGATATTAACAACCTATGCAACTCATCTAAATAGAATGACGGCATAGAAGTAGGTACAAAATTACCTTCATTTGCTGTAAGTTTATCAACAAAGGAGGGTCGTTCATACATTCTATCTCCATTCGTTACGCCTGTAAAAAACTTATCCGAATGATTCCATAATGAACGGTAAGGCACAAAAAAGAAATGGTAATATTCTTTACAACGTGCGAATGCAGCAGTATTAAGTGGCTGAGTTCTCACAAAATCATCTACCTTGAAACTAAACTTTTCGGTAGGGTTGCACTCCCATACACCGATAGGGAGCAGCGCACCAGCTGGAGCACTAAAAACCTTACGGCTCGAAAGGTCATAACCATTTCGGCTCAAATTTGGGTGTGGACTTGGTAATTTAAATAATCCCATAACTCACTAATTTTTAAAAAATTCAACAATTCGTTTTTCTTTTTTACTTTCAAACTATCTTCGTGTATCTTTTTATGAACATCTAAGTTATGAAGATAGAATGATGATGTATTTTGATGTAGCGAATAAACTACATCGTGATTTAATTGATGTGCTTCAGGTCCATAATATCCATTATATTTATATAACTTTTTTCTTATAAACTCATCGTTTAATCCATAACTATTTAATATATAATTTAGCTTTGTTTTCTTAAATTCATTATAAGTATCAGGTAAACGTTCAAATAACGTCAAATCAAAGTCTAATAAATGATATAACGGCATTCGGTACTTATCTACATAGTCTATTTGATATTCGTACATTTGGCGGAGTTGATATTGCGCTTTACGGTCGTAATGTGCAAGCAACAAATCTACATAACGTTCTGGAGTAGAGTTATATTTTTCGCAAAAATGCTTACAAACATACATACAGTGAATATCAACTGCACTATCAAAATGACTGTGTATAATATCAGATAGTTCTTTTCCATCTATTTTATACTCGCTTGCAATGTCGTATGCAAACGCATAAACTCGTAATTTTTCAGCACGAGAGTTAAAGCGATATTGCCTACACTTTGGGAAGTATCTATTTTCAAGAGGTAGGGGAGGAGCGACAAATACAGAGGTTTGTTTTTTAGTGTCGTATTCAACATATCCATAATTTCCGTTAATGACTTCTTCCTGAAATCGTGTTCCGTCTTCTTCCGTATAGCCAATAATTGGAGCTTTACTTTGAAGATGGAATAACCTCGTACTTTTAAATTGTAAAATTTCTGGCAAATGAGCAGCGCCAGCAACGTATTTAGCCACATATTGGGGTGCGCTTGAGTTGACAAACTGGAAGTCGACAAAACCAAGCGACCAACTTTTAAGTAGCAACTGTTCAAATATCTTTGAGAGTGTCTCACTATCAAACCAGATGATGGCGTGATAATGCGGACGAAGCGTGCTAGGTCCATATTCTCCACAGAAGAAGTAACGTATTTTTCCATTTTCGTGTATGTTATTTATTTTAAAGTAATAATCTATAGAAGAACGTAATCTTTTAAGGAACTTAACAATATCTTGTTTGCATAAATGAGGTACGCAATTATAATTCAATTCTTCGCTATGTGTAACAGGGTGAAAGGGGTAATTTCCTACAATTTCATCGTCAATATCAAGCCTATTAGATGTCCATACAGTTTCGTTATATTCCTCATCAATATAAGTAGGCTGATAGTACGGTAAATATTCATTTTTATAAGTTAGAGTAATAAATGCGCTGTAACGATGCAAAGTACACTCTTTTTCTATTCTATCCTGCCAATTCTTAACACGGATATTCAAGCAAGTGTTACAAGTGCGACAAGCTGCGTAAACTACCTCATCAGTGTAGGGGTTTATTATGCGCTTGGGATTCTCACAGCAACAAATATTACTCATACTCAATACACTTATGAAAAAACTACTTCTTTTTCTTATGTGGGTTGATAAACAACCCTAATACAAATGTAATTGCACCTACTATTAGGTTCATTACGGTGTTTGTCTCTTCTGGTGTCATCTGCATAACTTTTAAAAATTAAAATTTATATATTAATATTATGATTAATGGGGGTCGTATTCTACATGGATGTGGTCCTTTTCAAGAACAATATCATAATCCTTATCGAACCAAAATTTAAAACGACTTATTAAACTATCTATTTCTTTTTTTGTCAAATGGCGACTTCGAATATCTATAGCATTTCCACTATAATGTTTGCTACCTTTCATATGCTTTCCATCAGTGCAAGATGTAATTACAAGAGGTTTTCCCATAGATTCAAACACATAACACAAAAAGCCTATAATGGTAATTATTTCTTTCTTAATTCCATCAACTGATACACCTGGTTTAAATTCTAACATAATTCTATATTTTTTAGATTAATAATTAATTTACGGTGCAAATATAGTAAAATGAAATATAATCAGCATTAAGATAAATCTACTTTAACACAATTTTAACACTATGATTATATATTTCTGTCAGTTTTTGTATAGTAGGACAAGCGTGGATGCACGAGGACAGGTTGGTTGAAGTCCTCGCACGTTGTGAAAACTGATTAAGAGTGTTACCAAATGAATACTATTAAGCTGCGTACCGTTATTGCTAACTGCTGCCGGCGGCGTTGATAGGGGAGAGTTCGTTCCTCTCTCTCTATATTTTTGTACTAAGCGTTACGGGACAATATCCCGTCGTCAGCCTCGTTGCACTCCGCTTCCTGCCCTGATTATACACCTAATCGGTGAGTTTTTAAGCGTTTCACGCAGAGTGCCAGGCAAAAAAAATGCCCCTAAAATAAGGGGCAAATTCTAAAACAAATAATGTACTACTAAGTACAACGCAGCAAATACAATATACAGCATAATTGCAGTATAAATAAAATACCTGAAAAATTTATCATAATTCATAATACATATATTTAAATTCACTGCAAAGATAATAATTAATATCCTATCTTTTGAAAAAACCTAATCCAAATCCATAACCATTAAGGAAACTATTACCCATACCTGACAAAGGCTTCATAATATTATTAAATGGCATCCAGAAAGTATCACGTTCAGTATTCTTGGTATTAGCCTGTATGTTTTCAGTTTCGGCTATTAACTTACCAACTACCATTCTATTTAATATACCACGTGTTTGGTTATCTATCATAACGCCTGTTGCTTCTGCATAATTCTTCGCAACTTGCGAAACTATTAATTGTCCTTGCTGTTGCATAGAATCATAACCTACAAGTGCATTAAATCTATTAGTGCGAGCATTATAAGCGTTAGTTTGAGCATTCATACGATTAGTATCAGCGTTCTGTTGCTCAATGCCTACTCGCTTAGTGTCATTATTAGTACGTATGTTGTCGTTACGCATACGGTTTTTACTTTCAGCAATACCTTGCATTTTAACGGCAAAGTCGGCAATAGCGTTAGCGAGATTAGTCTTAATCAACTCTTCATCGTATTTCTTCTTTAAGCCTAAATCCCATTCCATAACATCGGCTTCTATTTGTACCTTTCTTGTTTCTGCTTCCGTTTTTTGTAACAACGCATCGCCTTGTTGTACAGATAAGTCGCTTAATTTCATAGCGTTAGCCAACGTATCGTTTTTGAACTTGAAATCGAAATCATAGATACTCTTTTCACTTTTAGCCTTATCTCTGTAACTATCATTTAAGCCTATTTTACTACGCATTTCTGCCATTTGCATAGCAAAATTTTCAGCAAATTTGCCATTTTCTAAATTTTGTTTGTCTGCTGCTGCACTCTTCAACCTTGCATCACTGACTGCACTCATTATAGTAGCAGCGTTGAGCAATGCACTTTGTATTCCGTTCGCCATTCCATTTTCTGGATGTACTTGGGTAGCTTGCATAGGTGCAGAGTTAGCACTCGTTAAAGCACTTTGGGCGTTACCATTCTGCATATTACCTAATGCCATATATGGGTTAATGCCTGCATCTTCATACCTTGCTCGTTGTGCTGCTGGTGTGTTATACTGTAAGTAGTTATTAAACTGTTCTTTGTTAAACTCGTTTTGCTCTCGAAATATTTGGTAATTCTGGGCATTTGTTTCACGTGCTATTGCTAAATTAGTTCTATTGGCTGCACGTTGCGCACTCTTCTGAAATGCACCGCCAATTAAACTACCTATAATACCGGCACCGCCTGATATTACTTCACCTAGTGGAAATCCTCCTGCCATAACATAAAATTTTTAAATGAAACAAAACCCCCACAAAGGGGGGAATAAAATACAAATTATGGATGGTTATTTGTAGGTGTAGGCTCGGTAGGTGTAGGCTCGGTAGGCTCTACGGTTTCTATCGGCTTGTTCCTATCTTCGTAATCCTTTATCAACTCATCTACTAATGACTTATATTTGGCGATTTCAACGGCATCTCCTGCGTACCGTGATGGTATAAACGCCATT